GACTTGGCCCGTACCCGCGACCCCTGTGGTGTCCGTTTGCCCGTCAGCTTGAACTGTAGCCGTGCCAACTTGGCCGGTGCCTTCAACGCCTGTGGCGTCGACGGAGGAGGACAGGTTGACTGCGACACTTCCAACTTGGCCGGTGCCTTCAACGCCTGTGGCGTCAACCTCTATAAACCCGCCAGCGGTCGCCACTCCAACTTGGCCCGTGGCCGGGTCGCCCACAGCGTCCGCATTGGCGTCCGCATTGACCGTTACAGAGCCGGGGGAACCCGTAGCTGCGACTCCTGTAACGTCGACGGAGATGTCGAAGACAGTCTGGGTAGGGCTGACCTGTGTCGTGGCTGTATAGGTATCGAGGGCGGTGTCCACGGTGCCCCCGTTGCCGCCGTCCCAGATGACCCTGAACTCGAAGTTTGCCCCGTCGGCCGCGCTGGCGAAGTTCAGGACCCATTCACATTCGTATTCGTCCGAGCCGCCGGTTGCCGTTAGGGTGTTGGTTTGTGCATACGCGGCCGCATCAACGTAACTGAACTCACCGTCGTTGAACGTGCCCGCACCAATCTGCTGTGTCGTGGCGCCCAGATCCGTGACACTCGCTGTAGACACCGCGGTGAAATACGTGTCGTCACTATCAACGGGCGCCCACGCACCAAAGCTGGTTCCGCCAGCCGCATCCACTCGGTACTCAAGACCAAAGATGGGGGTTTCAGCGACAGTCGAGCCGGCGGTTTCTTGGATCAAGTAGCGCAGGCGGTACTGGATCGCCGTCTCAAGGGTCGTCGGGTTCGTGCCCGTGGTCCCGATCTGGTTCGTGCCCTCGCCGCCGGCATCGGTGTACCAAGCGAAGGTCTGCTGGTTCCATACGCCAACTACGTGGGTCATGGCCGGCCTCCGATCGGGAAGTCAGGGTCGCTGTTCGCCTGCATCATCAGCTCTTGCCACTGTTTGCGCGATACCGTTCGTCCTTCCTTGTAGGCATACACAAGGTTCCGACGAAGGCGGTCAAACACCCCCATCAGGTCCATACCCCACCACTGCCGGGTCTCGATGTCCCAGCAGTAATGGTCCCAGCCATGCATGATGTAACGCTTGCCGGCGTCGTCGTAGCCGAGCGCGCAAATAAACCCTACAGAAGGGGCATCCGCCGGGTCGCCCATCGTGCTATCGAAGGACGACCCGTCGTCATAGTATATGCGCCACTCGACCACACCGCCGCGCTCTGCGTCAGGCGATGCGGACGATCGCGTTGCTCGCGTCAGCCGTGGGGAAGACCACCGTGAACGTGCCCGAGGACGAGGACTTGTCACCGCTGAAGTCCAGAACACAGACCGTGTCGGTGGTGCTCGTGCTGCAGCCCGTGGTCGTGTTGTAGATCAGCGCGCCCGCCGCCGTCATGGTCGACGAAGCCCACGAGGCGTCAGCGAAGTCGGTGTACGCCGTCGTGCCGCTGGTCGTCGGGGTCACGTTGGTCAGGGTCTCACCGCCCGCCACGTAGCCGGTCCCCGTCACCTCGTTGGTCACGGTATAGTCCGTGGTCGCCGCCGTGAACGAAGCCGCGCTCGTGTACAGGGCGATCTTGAACGTGTGACCGGTGGCGTTCGTGAAGTCATGCGACGCCGTCAGAAGCTCCTGCTTGAACGACGTGCAGAGAAAGTTACCCGTAAAGGCCATTTACAGTCTCCTGATCGCAGCGTCAATAAGTGCATTGTACACCGTCGTTCGGTCATTATGAACCATCTCCTTGAGATAGAACTCGACCACCTTCTTGACGGCGCCCTTGAACGCGTGAGCCTGATCCCGGATTTCAGGCGGCGCGGTGTCGCTGATCCCGACAATCTTGTCGGCGCAGCGCTCTGCGAGCTCTTCAGGCGTGAATCCACGCCCTTGAGTCGTATGGACCTCCACTTTGGGAGCTGCCAGTTCCAATCCCATCATTGCTTGCCTCTTATCACTTTGCCAGCCCGGTAGTCGTTCGTCGGCTCTTTGGCCTCACCGAGCATTTTCAGGCCGGAGAGGGACTCGTTGAACCGCTTCATGTAGAACTGGATATCATCCTGCTCGGATTTAAGGAACAGGGAAGCTTCCACGAGCGCCCCGTGCAGCAGGCATTGCTCCGCGTTCTCACTCAGCCACGTGGTCCCGCTCTCCGCGCCCGCGGTCAGGCTGGCCGGGCGGTAGAAATATTGCAGCTCAACGGTGTAGTTCGAGTCCGGGGTCGGCGCCACGACGAAGTAGTCCACGTCGTAGACCGCGTAGTATTTCGGGGTGCCGGTCACCGTCGGATCCGGCGAGTAGAGCGGGATGAAGCTGGGATCCTTCATAGACAGGAAAGACGTCACCCCGCTGCCGTCGGTGATGCTCAGGGCATGCGGCGCGAGATAGTCGGACGGAACGGCAAGATACTTGTCCGAAGCTGTCATGGTCCCGGTCGAGTTCTTCCGGAAGATGCTCAACTGCACCGTCTTCAGGATCCGTTCCTCGGCGAGGCGGATGAAGATCGGCAGGTTCGCGTTGAAGGTGGTCTCGTCGTCCTCGACGTAGTCTTGGATCGCCGTCTTCAGCTCGGCATAGGTCATGGTCATGAGATAGTCACCTCCACGCTGCCGACCTTGCCGATTGCCCGGGTCAGCTTGGGATCAGGCTCCATGACCGTTGGCGTGGCCACGTAGACCTTGAGCGTTTCACCTTGGTCCGGGCGCGCATTCTTGAGCGCCTGCGGGTCGATCGGCACCCGCGGCGGATCCAGCTGCGGATGCTTCTCCTCGTACTCGTCAGGGCCCACGAGCAGGCCGTTCCACTCCTTCTTCATCTCCCGCAGCTTGTAGCGGAAGCCAGAGCGGTCCGAGATGCCCCAAGCGTGTGTGCCCTTCGCATACGCCATGGTCAGTGCCTGATGAACTTGCGGTCAGGGACGATCCAGAGGGAGACGCGATCCTCGTCTTCCTGCGCCGCGCGGAGGAATTGCTCGTCATAGACCTGCTTGAGGAGCTGCGCGCGCTCGGGCGCCCGCTTCAGCGACAGGTAGTAGGCGAGCCCGGCCACCGCAGCCGGGTAGAGCCGGAACGGCATGTCCGTGGTGTTCTGCAGGGCGTCAGCGTCCTCGATCCTGCGCTTGTAGTAGTAGGTCAGGACGTCGGTCGAGTTCGACGGCGCCGGCCAGAGGTTGATCACCGGCTCGATTTGCCGGTCGAACCAGAAGGACGTCGGACGCCCCGTGGTGCTCTTGTTCGGCAGGTTGACGTACTCGCCACGGCTGATCCGCTGCATCTCGTAGTCCGTGCCGTCCCGGGTCACGTAGACCTCGAGCGCATCGATCACGTCACTTCCAAGGGTCTCCTGCGCTTGTCCTTGCGTCAGGGTCACGGTCCCCTTGGCCACTGTCCACATGTTCAGGCCGCGGTTGGCCCATTCAGCCAGCATCAGGTTCAGGGACCGCTTGGCGGTCTCAGCATCGTAGCCGGTGCGAACTTCCATTCCGCACCGCTCATATGCCTCCTCGATCATCTCCGCGACGTCGAGGTTGAAGTCTCTGGAACCCGAAGTAGCCACGGCTTATTACTTGCCCTTCTTCTTGCCCATCGCCATTTGCTTGCGTGGGCTCGACTTGGACTGGTCGCACTTACCCTTTTTCATGGGGCCATCCTTTACTTGCTTGGTCATCTGTCCTCGGCGCATTGTATCTCATTCCCCTTCCACGCGGAAGCGCGCGTCTGGTTGGGCCACGAGATGCGGTCCGTCGGGGCAAAGGTAGGTCAGCTGGACGCGGAGGACGTAGGTGCCGACCGGGAGGTCGCCGGGGAGAGGGTAAAGGACGTCGACGTATTCCGTTCCAACCGGGCCCCCTTTTACGGTCACGGTGCCGACCGGGAAGGACCGGCCATCTTCGTCGATCGCGCTGCGCGCAGATTGCACTAAGCAATCATCCCGGACCTTTTCCCGCCAGATCCGCACCACGAGGGCGGTGCCGGGGGCCACGGGACTGTTCAGCGTCTCGACCCGCTCGATGGTGACAGGGTCTCGAGTGTCCTCTAGCACCGTCGCAAGAGTCTCTATGACGACAGCGGTTGTCATCAGGATTGCCGTGATCAGTAACCAGCGGTCAAGAACCGGCATTTTTTGAAACACCCATCTCACTGTCCCACGATGCTCCGGATCATGGCCTTGAGCTGCTCCCAGAACAGCACAAAGGCCCCGAGGATGATTGCCACCGTCGAAGCGATTCGTCGAAGCATTGCCCACAGCCATTCCATCTTCTCATCCTCTGCCGCCACCTTTTCCAGCCGCTCGATTGTCTTCGAATCAAGCGACAGGAGTTTCTTCAGGCGGCGGCGCTCCTGATCGGTGAGTTGCTGCCAACCATCCAAAAGGGACCTCACTCAGTTCCAAGGACTTGTGCCAAAAAACCCATGAACTGGGCACTGGCGGCGACGTTGGTGGTGGACGCCTCACCGCGGATGCGTATATCAGCGTTCTTAGGAATAACGATCGGGGTGGGGAAAATCACCTGCACGTTGCCGCCGGTCTGGTTCGCCGTAAACTTGAACGCTTCCCGGAAAACTTTCCCCACGTGACGGACCTCAAGGTAAAAGTCGACCGAAGCAGAGGTTTTTTGTCCAACGGAACCCGACACCGAAGTGAGGATAAAGTAGTCCGTATTG